ATAGCTCGAATCTGTTACAACTACGTTTTCAACTTCAGTACCTTCATTAAGATAAATCAAAGGGCTTTCGTATAATTGCACCAGCCAATTTTGTGTTGTCTCATCTAACCAATCAGAGGACAACTCTAACTGTTTTGTAATAGTCTTAAGATAGTCAATTTTTCCAAACGTATTATTATTTACGTTGTATGTATTAGTTGAAGCGTTCCATTCACCTTGTTTTTTACTAAACGATTTACTTTCAATCTTAGCTTTATAACGTGAGTTGTATGTAAATCTGAAATTATCATAACTTCCGTATTTGTTTAACCAAAGTATATTAGCCCCTTTATCAAAACAAACGTCCGAGAAAGTAACGGTGTACCTCGCAGAATTTAAAGTAAGTCCAAAACTATCAGACAAAAAGAACTCCACAGCGACACAATTGTCATAAGTTGACTGTATTATGTCACCCCTATCTAAAAGCTCCAACATATTCAATCTATATGAACCTATAGCTCCATGATTTGCTAACGGAATTGTAATAGTCAAAGACGTAATAGTTGCACCACTAGAATTTAGAAATTTAACCCTAACAGTGTAATCAGTTCCTAAACCTTCAATCCAACTTAGTATCGTTGTATCTTCTTTCTTTGTAGTTTCTTCATACCTTCTAATCGAACCAATAACCTCTGATGGTTTATCAGTTAAAAAGTAGCTTTCGTTATTCCCTATTTGATAAGCTGTATAATTCCAGTTTGCAAATTCTTTGCGACTTAACGACGCTTTAAACACATATGATAGTGAACTAGTAGTTAATGTAGATAAATCGACCGTAGGGGTTGCACTTGCACTCAAAGAGTATTTTTCTATTACTTCAATATTACATTCTCTCCAATTAGATGGGTCGTACCAACCTTTATAAGTTGTACCCACTGGATGAGATACTGAATGATTGCTTACATACGCCCTTACTTTATCACTTACATCTATTTTACCGTAGTAAAAAGAACCATCATAAAGTTCTGGGAATACTTCAAACGTGCCTATTTCACCGCCTAAATAGACTTTAACAATAAATGATACATTGAACTTATCAGCTCCAGAAACATCGTCTTGTTGTTTAAAAGCATATACGATAGGATTGTCGCTTGGTGTGTTTAATTGTGGCGTTTGTGTTATGGTTATAGCCATTATTTAGGTTTTTTAATTACTATTCTTATTGCAGCCCCTACAAGGTCGCTAACTCTTTGAGACATCTCATCAACTCTTTGTTCTGTTAGTACCTTATCAAAGAAGTGAGTGGCTTCAATACCTTTCATTCTAACACTGTTAACTATCATTCCTGCTAATTGTTCACGTGTTAGATCTTTATCATCTGGTACTATACCTTTATCCCCTATCCATTTGTAAATAGCTTGATAAAATGATAGGTTACCTTTTGGAGCTGAACCGTGTTTAGGTGCGCCTCTATTTACCTTAATACCATTTACACCGTAATTTATATACTTCCAATGTGGTGCGGCTGTAGTTGCTATCTTGCTTTCTGAAAGTTTTAATGGTTGGAATGATTGAGTTAAGTCTCCCGTTGCGTATGGTTTGTGACCTTTTGAATTAGGTACTTGTAATTGCTTTCGCCAGTCTGCTATTAACTCATTTGTGAGTTGTAGCAATAGATTAGTCATAGGACTATCGGAAGTATTCTTTAAAATATCTTCAGCTCTACCAAAGTCTAAACCTTTTGCTATATCACCTTCGCTCACGTTGTATGGTCTTTATTTCTTCTTGTTTTGTAAAGTTAATAAATTTTAACCTATGATTGAAGGTAAATATATTCCATTTAACGATTTGCTCCCAAGTTTGATTATATTCCTTGCTTAAGTAGTGAATCAATTTTTCCCAAACAAACCTCTCACTGCCTTTATCAGGTTTATCCTTATCTTCTTGTTTACCGTATAACTGCTCATTAATTCGATTGATTGTCGCAAAAAAAAACTAACTAAGTTAAGATAGTCTGGTAGTGGCATGTGTTGTTCAAAGAGTTTCGCACGTTCTTGATTTGAATACTTCATGTTTAAATTCTCATCAAGCTCCCCGTATGTAGTACCCTTTTCTATATACATTAATGAAGCTAATCTACTAGGGTCATTTTGTAGATCTGAGTTACTGATATCTATATGCCACCCTATGCCAACTTTTGCAGGGTCGACTAATAAATAAGTCACTCCGTTGATTGTAATTTCTTCTTTTGGCTTGGTCAATTGGAAGTCTTTAAATAATCCTATGCAGTGCTCATGAATGTTTCTTAACTCGGAGATATTAACCTTGTTTAAATTGTTTCTTTTAGCTCCTGTTATCAAACATATAAACTCGATAATAGTTCCCAAATCCATTGCTTTCTGGTACTTCTCATCCGTTAAAGCTTTAAGGTGGTTTATCCTTAAATCGTTTAATGTTTTCGGGGCTTTAATATTAATATACTTCAAAATAGCCATATTGATTTTTCTTTATTGATTGTACTGCTAGAGCCAACGACATCACACCATCATCGTGTACACCTTGTGGTGCGCCGTATTGAACACGCCTTGTTTTCTCGTTGTAAATATAAGTAAATGCATTTAATTCATCTACTAGCCAATTTTCGTTTAGTATACCTATATCTTTATTCTCAAAGTGTACTGCTAAATCTTCAATCATTATAGGTTTAGTTGCGGTTGTGGTTACATAAGGCTGTACGTTGTTGTATACTTTATTCTGTAACATCTCAAAGAACACATCCCCTTGGTTATTAACCTCCACAAATATCTCAGCATTGTATTCTCTTATCTTTGTCGCAACCTCATCAATTATCTTTGACCACTCCTGTTGGCGCCACCTTTGAACGTATACCATTTGGTAGTTCTTGTTTAAAATTGTTAGTACAGTGTAATCGTCTGCTCGTCCTATATCTAAACCTCCAAATAGTTTTTGAGTACGTTCAGCGGGCTTTATTACGCAACTATCTACGTTTTTAAATAGTCCACTAGCATTGTCAATAAACTTCGCTAAATATTCCTGTTCAAAGATATGTTTAGGTAAACTTCTTTTCCTTTCTTCTAAGTCCTCCGCATCAATCATTGGATTGTCGTAACTCGAATAATGAAAGTATTTATATCGATTATCGTAGTTAGGTTGTAAACTTAATTGATAAAAGTGGTTCTTACCTTTTGGTGTTGATATAAAAATTACTTTCTTACCCTTAACAAGGACCGTTGCACTTAATACCTCACTCCACAACTCTGGGCGTGTAAAAGCCATCTCATCAACAATAAGATAGTCGAACGTATTACCTCGAATATTGTCGGGACGTTCACCAGAAAAGAATTGTATCTGAGAATTAAACCCGCTTATCGTTAAGTCACTTCTATTATACTCGAATAGGCCACTTGATTTAGTGACCTTTTCCATTTCATCAAATACTTTCTTTGATTGCTTGTAGATAGGTGTTACCCACGCAATATTACACCCTTTGTGATTGATAGCCCAATATAACATTTGGTTAATACCTAGCATTGTTTTACCAAACTGTCTACCTATGTTTAGGATATAATATTTATAACTCTCGTTGTTTATGGAGTGGTGTATTAACTTCTGCTTTTCGTGAGGTGTATAACCTTTAATCGTTGCCATTAAAATCAAACTTATCTATTACAGTCATAATCGTATTGTTTTCCTGTTTAGGCAAACCGAATACTCTGCTTAATAACGTTTCCAGTGAGTAAAGTGTTCCTTTTTCTAAACTCTTTCGCATTGCGTTCGCTATCGTTTTCTCTAATATAGTTGCTTTTGGGTTCGTATAAACCTCTTTCAGTTCCTCAACGGTCATTGATAACATCGCTTGTATTGTATCATTAATTTCTGAACGTTTATAACCTTGCTCAACTAATAAAGATACATATTTGCGAGGTCTTCCATTAGGGTTTCCGCTTTCACCTTTTTTCCATCTTGGTTCTATATCTTTATTTGCCATTAAATTGTTGTTTTCTCGTTGTTTTTTATTATATTTGTATTGCGATGTTAGTGTAATGGTTACACGCTTAACATTCCAGTTAGGAGTTGGAGTTCGAATCTACCACATCGCTCAAAGCCTTGCGTTCAGTGAGGCTTATTTTTTTTCCTTTATACATACCAGCTCCTAATTCATCTATTTTTGAAAAAGGTAAAATAGGAACGGTTATTTTGCAAGTTTTATCTATTAGGTAAATATAACGCATTTGAAAACCTTCTAATTTTTTTAGAGTTTTCCAATATTCTTTTTCATTTGGTCGGTGCGCTGAAAATGTTACTTGGCTAAATACTTCACCAGTTTTTAAATCTATTCTTTGCCCCGTATTATTTTTTATGCTTGTTAAATAAAAACCACTTGCCCTATATATTGTGCCATCACCACACTGCGTACCGTCTGAAAAACTTAATAACCATTTAATATGAGGTGCGTTTTTTTTAATCAATTTAATTGAAATTGCAATACATCTACTTTCGGAATTTTTAGGCAAGTAATCATTAAAAGCCATTCTATTAAGTTCTAACATTTCATTCCATTTCGTGTTTTCAACAAGAGACAAAACTTTATTTTTATCCATTGGAGAGCCATAACTTAAAACCCCGTGTAACTGTTCGTCTAAAAAACAGCCAAAATGTAATATTGAATTTGGAACTACCTTACCTGAATAGTGGTATTTCTTTACAAACTCATTAGCAATTTTTGCGGGTATAACCTTAACTATTATCTCCTTTGCTCTGCCCATTGCATTATAATTAAATAAAGTGCGTTTCCATTCGTGTTTTCGTTGCCCATTGTTTCGCAATATTTATATTCTTCAGTTTCTTTAATATCTGCTATTGCGTTCTTTATTTGCTCCGCTTGTTCATCTGCTAAAGTAAAAGTCATTTGTTGAAACGGTGCTTTGTCTCCATCAGGCAAACTAAAGTCAGTTCCTAACTCATCAGCGTTCAAATCAAATCCTGGCAAATCTAAACCCCAATCGTCTAACTTTTCAACGTCCCACTCATTTGCTAAACTATCCCAATCCCATTCTCCAAAACCTACGTTGTCTTTAATTAGAAATTCGTTTTTTTGTTCTTCAGTCCATTCATCTGCTACTATGATTGGAATTTCTTTTATTCCTAACTCATTACACGCTTTTAAACGCATATTACCCCCTAATACGACGTATTTACCATCTGTATCAGTAAAACACACTAGAGGACGTTTATTTAGCATATCTGGAAACTCTTGAATACTCCTTACAAGTTTCTTGAATTTATCGTCTTTTATAACCCTAGGGTTTTTAGGATTTGTTTTGACTTCGCTTATCTTTACTTTTATAAAATTATCTAATAAATAGAAATTAACATCTTTTTTTCTTGCGTAGTCGTCATTGTAATCAATAGGTAAATCATTTAGTTTATCTTTAATTACAATAGAATGTTTTAAATTATATTGTTTTATTAATTCATCATTTCTACCCCCATATGAGGCTGTCAATGTTAGATTATTTGGTATTTGATTTATTCTATTAATCCAGTATTTCAAACTCTTTGTGTAAGCCCAAAATTCAACGTTTGGATTTTCGTTTGCTATTTCAATCCACATATCAAAATATTCTTGGTTAAAGAAGTCACCACTTGCGTGTATGCGGACGGCTTTACAATCTTTTGGTAAAATTGGTTTTTGCTTAGTTAAAACATATTCGTAGTTATTCCATCTATGATTTCTAACTCCTGGGAATCTTTCTGGACTTGCAGCATAACATTTATACTGATTACTTTTGTTTTCAAATTTACCTGTTTCTTTATTAACTTTAACAAGACATTGTTCAGCAAATGGACACGTATGACCTGTAGGTAAATTCCACTCGTAAACTATACCTGTGTAATATTTTGTATTTTTTACAAATTTCATTATGCTTTTGGTTTACGTGTTCTCTTAACTTTGTACGCTTCTTTAGTAGCCTCTGAGAATAGATTACTCCAATTCTTAAGAATCTTCAATCCTGTTTCAAGACAACCAGCACAACCTTTTGTTAGTGGCTTCTTTGTTATCTCTGCATATACTTCTGAAAGCAATAAAAATTGTTCATTAGTATATTTT